GTTATGAGTTTTTCCTATAATATTAGCCAAATTTGAATCATATTTATAATACTTAATTGTTTTTTCTGAATCTTTAACTACGATTGAATATGATGTATCAGGTACACTACCGCTCTTATCTATTGATAAATGAATTGTTTTATAACAACTGGTGGTTTTAACTTATTTAATGAATAATCAGCATACATATCATAATTATCAAACACTTTACCATCATAATTTATTTTTTCATTACAACTAAATAATAAAACACACAATCCACATAAAATTAACTTTTTCATATTTTTAAATTTTTAAATTAAAACCAAGACCTATGGGATTCGTGAATTGATTCAAATCCAGAATCTGATTCATGTATGTACCAATCAACATCATCTGGTATTTCAACAATTTTTAAATTTTTTGGCTTCAGTTCTTCAACTGCTGCAACTAAATTAATATCATTCCTTAATATTTTTTCAATATCAAAATAATTATCATCATCAAATAACATTTTATCAGAAATTATTGTTTTTCCTAAATCATTCAATGACACATGAAAATAATTATCAGAAGAATCAACTCTTTCAAATTTAACATTTTCATCACTAATTGAATAATAACCTAATTCTCGTATATAAAAAAATGGCTTACTCATACTTGAGAGTTCAAAGTATCTTGTTATTATTTCTGATGATATTGAATAAACACAACTGTTACAACCATCTACTATTACTATTTTCATATTTTTTCTAATTTTTCTAATTTAATTTTTCTAATAACATTATCAATGATTTCTATTCCTACATCAGAAATTTTAAAAGTGAGATGCCATGATTCTTCATCTTCACAAATTAGATTATATTTTGTTAGTTCATGAATTAAATAAAGTGTACCACCAACATTTCTGGCTTTGAAAGAATCAAGAGTCATTGTTTGATTTGAACTATTTTCAAACTCCTCTATAGTTTCATATCGGGTGTCTCGATACTCTACATATTTTTCATTATTAATTTTCATTAATAAATCAAAAGCCTCATCACTAATTTTAAATTTTAATTCTACCATTGTAAATTACTTATATTAAACACATTACAAAAAAGATGCAAGATCATGATATATATTATAAATATATTAAATATTCTCCCGCAATCTTTTGATTATTAATCACTTAACAAGTATTCGTTGTTTATAACTTTAAAGCTTATTGATGAATCCAGTGATTTGAATACACTTCCCTCCCGTTTTGATGTTGTATTTAATACAGAATTTCCTTCTACATGTTTTAACAATTCATCAATAGTATCAGGTAATTTATATTCATTACAAATTAAAGGAACAGTGTCACCGTCTAATACATAATTTATTATATAAACAAAAGATGTATAATCTTCTAGTCTATATTCATCTATATTAAATACTCTAAAATATTTAATAGTTTTGTAATTTAATTTGTATCTATTTTCTTCAATTCCTGATCCTATCAATTCTCCTTGAACTGCTATATTTTTACCGTATGCTCTTAATTTTTCTTCAATTTTATTCTCAATTGCAAATTTCCACATTAAATTATCTGGATTTCTTTTGTATTCCCAATTTCTACCACAAACACCAAATACACCATCACGTAAATACATAGTAGTAGATTGTCCGTCAAGTTTTTCTGTTTCATAAAAAAGAATATCTTCATTTTTCCATTCTTCAAAATCATCTGATAAATTTTGTATGCGTTCTTCATTCGTTTTTGAAATAAAGGATGGAATAGGACCAACTACATCCGCTTTCATTTCATCAGGAATTGGTACTTCATATTTTACAATACCTAATAGTTCAGTTAAATCAAATCCTTCTTCTAATATAAATTCTTTCATTTTTATATATTTTTTAGTATATTATCAATTAATATGTTTTTATTTTTATTTATTCTGAATGATGTATAATTTTCTATATTTATTTCTCTTAAATATTTTCTCAATTCATATTCAGTTTTATCTAATAATATTGAAATTTCATTTAAATATTTATTTTCTTTCATATATTTTAGAAATAATTTTTTTTCATCATTAGTTAAAGGAGGTTTATAATTTGGATTTTTTTCATTTTTCCAATTATCAGAATGCTTTTGTTTTAATTCATTTGTTTTTTCCTCACTAAAAATATCTTCATACTTTTTACCTAATCTAGCTCTGGATATTTTTTCACATGATTCTTTTTTGTGATGTTTACCTAAAAGTGGATGGTTATTATCTTTCCAATATTGTGTTGGTGGTTTATGTCCAATTCTTTTTAATGTATTACTTAATTTAGTTCTAACTTCTTCACATTTATCACCAAATCTTTCATTAAAAGACATACCTGTGTATTTTTCAGATAATTTTTTTGATACATCTTCATATACCCTTTTTTTAATTTCATCTGCTCTTTCTTTACCGTATTTTTCAACCCACCAATCATATGGAGATTTATGATAATACACTCCAGTATTACCTCCATCACCTCCTATTGTCATATTATATCCTATTTTAGGATTTGTTGAATTATAATAATCTATATAATATATCTCTATTGAATTTGCATCTATATTATTATCACATGTGCATATTTCTTCAATCTTAAAATTATCATAACCATGGTGATTCATTGAATCATATAATCTTCTATTTATTTTATTTTGTGCATTTAATTTGTGCTTATTAAATCTTTTTTCAATTGTATAAGATGTCTTACCTATATAAATTTTATTATTTATAATATTTCTTATAATGTAAATTTTGTATTCTATCTTCATAAATATATAGTTTTTATTCTATATATAGATTTTATGAAGTCGGTTTTTATAATATTAGTTTTTGTATATTATTTTCAATTATGATTTTACCATTAGTTAAACTTTCAATTATTGATAATGGCATTATTAACCCACATGAAATTTGCTTACGTAATCTTACAGTTCTCAGACGAAATCCTTCTTGTTCATCATTTTTTATATATGAACTACCTCTTAGGAATTCAAAATCTTCTTTGATTGGTAAAAGTGAATCAATTTCAAAGTATACTACTTTATCTCCTACTTTAAATTCGTCTTTTTTAACTACTACTTTCCAACCTTTTATGCGTGCGACTTCAATTCTATCTGCGCCTTTTATTGGAGAAAGTTCTTTAATTACTTGAATTGTTGCTAATTTTCTATCTATATTCATAATATTTAAATTGAATCTGTTTCACTTGTTGATATAACTTCTTCTCCTAAAAAAATACTTACTTTAACACCATAAGAATCAGATTTACAATAACCTCTTTCATGTGGTACTAATTCTACTTCTATTGTCAAATTTTCTTTCAAAAATTCTATTAATTCTTCTTTATTCATTTTCTATCTTTCTTGTGTTTTGCCGCATTTTACACATTTTCTCTCTTCACATTCAGGATATCCACCAATTGAATACCAGCCAGCTTTTGCATATAATGTTTTAGGATTAGGATCATTAGTCCATTTATGATCACATAATGAAGGACTCTTACTTAATTCAATAAAAAATTTATTAATTTTTTTTATTATGTTCATAATATTCATAATATTTATTTAACTTGAGATATAAAATAAAATGCACCATCTATTCTATATTTTAGTTTAGTACCATATTTTTCTTCATATGCAGTCATATATCTTTCAACTTCTTCTAAATTAGAAGTAAGATAATAAACTTCTTCGAATGGTTTTGGATAGTTTTCACCCATAAAATTATGATACCATCCTTCAATACACATGTGCATATGTGCAGTTTTAAATTCTTCACTATCAAATGGATCGTTTGTCATTATTTTTCTTTATTTAACTCAATGAATGATTTAATAGTATTTCGGTTGATATAAACTGATTTTGGTACAATTTTTTTTAAATCTGCATCATTGCTGAGTATCGCCTTTCGAACTTCTGTGGCTGATACCCCATCTTCAACCGTGCCTCTTGCTAATAGAACAAGAGATACATTATTTTTAAACATAAATCCTGGAAACCATTTAGTGATAATTTCAAATCCATCAGAATAATACATAGTGAAACAACTATCTTTAATTTGATCTACAATTTTAGTATAGAGATAAAATCCCCATTCTATTGAATTATCACTTTCAGTGGTTAAATCATCTAATGGTATAATTTTACATTTATCAATCAAATTAGCTTCTTTTAATGCATCTTTTAGCATTTCAATTCTAATACTTACTGGAATTGGATTTCTTGAATCAACTTTATTTGCACTTCCAACTAATAATACGACAGATTCATTTTCATCACATGCTTTTTTAATTAATGCCATATGTCCATTGTGTACTGGCTGAATTCTTGCTAAAATAACTCCGAATTTATTCATAATTTTTTATTTTAATGATTATGTATTTTTAATTTATCTCCTTCATAATATAAGTCTTCTGGCCAAAATCTATCTATTTTTACCATAATTGATGAGAATTGTTCAATACTGTAAACATTTCCTAATTTTTCAGAGTCATCATTTGATAAATGAATTTCTTTTGTTTTTTTATTCATATATAGCCTAACATCACAAGGACCACAGAATGCTCTCCATTCTCTATCTAAATTGAACATTTTGAGTTCTATTAATCCAAAATCTAGCAAATCATTTTCTTGTATTGAAGATTGTTCTTCGTTTGATAAATTTTTTAGTCTTTTGCTTATTTCAATTTCAATTTCTGATTTAATATATGTTGATTTTTTATTTATTTTCATATATTTTATTTAATTTATCTTTTCTTATTTGTGATAGTGATACTAAGTAAGTTTTGTGAAAATTATAATCTACAAATTCCAACAAATTAATAATTCCGCTATAATCATTCACAAAATATACAGTAAAAACACGATTTCTGTATTTATTCATATCTTCATGATTTCTATAGAAACAATCACTAAATATTACTTTGTCTCCTATTTTCACTGTAATTTATATTTTCTTACAGACTCCTCT